GTAGCGGGACTCCCCCTTCATCTATACAAATACACAACAAGCGGCGGCAAGGAGAAAGCCCTCTTCCACCCGCTGTATTTTTTACTGCACGATGAGCCAAACCCTGAGATGAGCTCCTTCGTTTTCCGGGAGACACTCATGACTCATCTTTTGCTGTGGGGAAATGCTTATGCCCAGATTATTCGTAACGGTAAAGGCGAAGTCATTGCCCTCTACCCATTGATGCCAAACCGGATGAGAGTTGACCGGGATTCCAAAGGAGAACTTTATTACTCCTACACCCGGTATTCAGATGAAGCACCAGCTATTAATGGCATGACAGTCACCCTAAGGCCCAGCGATGTGCTGCATATTCCCGGTTTAGGCTTTGATGGTCTGGTGGGGTACTCTCCTATTGCTATGGCTAAAAACGCTATCGGGCTTGCGATGGCAACTGAAGAGTACGGAGCCAAGTTTTTTGCTAACGGTGCCGCACCGGGCGGAGTCCTTGAACATCCAGGTACCATTAAAGATCCGCAAAAGGTCAAAGAGAGCTGGAACATGGCCTATCAGGGAAGCAGTAACGCTCACCGGGTAGCAGTTTTAGAAGAAGGTATGAAGTACCAGCCTATTGGTATCTCGCCGGAACAAGCACAGTTTTTAGAGACAAGGAAGTTTCAAATCAATGAGATAGCTCGAATTTTCCGGGTACCTCCCCATATGGTAGGTGATCTTGAAAAGTCGAGCTTTTCTAATATTGAGCAGCAGTCACTGGAATTTGTGAAATACACCCTTGACCCTTGGGTAATCCGCTGGGAGCAGGCCATAAGTCGTTCTTTACTAAGTCCTAGTGAAAAGAAACTATACTTCTCCAAATTCAATGTAGATGGCTTACTCCGGGGTGACTATGCATCAAGGATGAACGGCTACGCAACCGCCCGTCAAAATGGCTGGATGAGTGCCAACGATATTAGAGAACTAGAAAACTTAGATAGGATACCAGCCGAACTTGGAGGTGATCTATATCTAATCAATGGCAATATGACCAAGCTTCATGATGCTGGTCTGTTTGCAAATAAAGAAAGATTGGAGGTAAAAGATGAATGAAGAAATTCTGGAACTGGGTGTGTGATGAAGATACAGAATCACGAACTCTCTACCTAAACGGCGTGATAGCCGAGGAAAGCTGGTTTGATGATGATGTCACCCCTGCTGCTTTTAAAGAAGAACTTCTAAGCGGCGAAGGTAACATTGTTGTTTGGATCAATTCCCCCGGTGGAGATTGCATCGCTGCAGCACAGATTTACAACATGCTGATGGACTACAAAGGAAATATCACTATCAAGATTGATGGCCTTGCCGCATCAGCAGCATCAGTAATTGCCATGGCAGGAACGGAGGTTTTAATGTCTCCTACCTCCCTTATGATGATCCACAACCCATTTACCATAGCCATCGGGGATAGCGAGGAAATGCAAAAGGCAATCGGAATGCTAAATGAGGTAAAGGAAAGCATCATTAATGCCTATGAGCTTAAAACCGGGCTACCGAGGTATAAGCTCTCCCAGCTGATGGATGCAGAAACTTGGCTTAATGCTAATAAGGCTGTTGAACTAAGGTTTGCCGATGCCATTATGTTTAAGCCGGATGAACCGGCAGTAGAAAACAGTTTTATCTTTAGCAGAAGAGCAGTTGCAAACTCCCTTCTAGATAAACTTAAAAAACCAATACCCAAACAGTCCACCGAGCCGCTATATGAGCGGCTTAATTTATTAAAATATTAGGAGGTACCAACATGAGTAAAATACTTGAATTACGTGAAAAACGCGCAAAAGCCTGGGAAGCAGCCAAAGCATTTCTTGATTCAAAACGAGGTAATGACGGTCTAGTATCTGCAGAAGATGCCGCAGTTTATGACAAGATGGAAGCAGACATTGTTAACCTTGGTAAGGAAATAACCCGCCTTGAGCGGCAGGAGGCTTTAGAGGTTGAACTAAACAAACCAATAAATACACCTTTAACCGGAAAGCCTGTTCTTCCGGATATGGATGAAAAAGTTGGCAGAGCCAGCGATGAATACAAAAAAGCCTTCTGGAATGTGATGCGTATGAAAAATCCAAGGCATGATCTGTTTAATGCTTTATCTATCGGTCAGGATTCCGAAGGGGGCTATCTTGTTCCTGATGAATTTGAAAGAACCCTTATTCAAAACCTGGAAGAAGAAAACATCTTCCGTAAGCTGGCTAAGATCATTCAAACTTCAAGTGGGGATCGTAAAATTCCCATTGTAGTAACCAAAGGAACAGCATCTTGGCTTGATGAAGGTGAAGATTATGACGAAGATAATGTTGTTTTTGGTCAGGCTTCTATTGGGGCCTATAAGCTGGGTACTATGATTAAAGTTTCCGAAGAACTCTTAAATGATAGTGTGTTTAACATTGAGGAATTTATCTCAACTGAGTTTGCCCGCAGAATCGGGGCCAAGGAAGAAGAAGCCTTTCTTGTAGGGGACGGTGAAGGAAAACCTACAGGCATCTTTGCCGCAACAGGAGGAGCACAAGTAGGTGCTACTGCTGCCGCCAATAACGCTATTACTGCAGATGAGGTTATTGATTTAGTCTATTCGCTTAAATCTCCCTACAGGAAAAATGCGGTATTCATCCTTAATGACGCCACAGTAAAAGTCTTAAGAAAACTTAAAGATGGTCAAGGGCAGTATTTATGGCAGCCCTCATTAACTGCCGGGACTCCGGATACTTTGCTTAACCGTCCGGTTTATACCTCTGCTTATGCTCCTGCTATTGCAGCCGGTGCAAAGACTATCGCTTTCGGTGACTTCAAATATTACTGGATTGCCGACAGACAAGGCCGCAGTTTTAAACGCCTGAACGAGCTTTATGCAACTACAGGACAGGTTGGTTTTCTTGGCAGCCAAAGGGTAGATGGAAAACTTATTCTTCCTGAAGCAATTAAAGTCTTGCAGCAGAAGGCTTAATGGGGGTGCTAATGATGAGCTATAACACAAAAAACTATACCGAGCAAGGCGGTGAGAAAACCGTCATTGGCGGTGTTTTGGAAGTTAAAGAGGGTGGCTCTTTAGAGCTCAAAGAAGGAGCCTTAATAAAGGGATTCCCTATAGCTTCAAACCAGGCTAACAGCACCGCCACCACGGTTAGCGCTCTTAAGGATAACTTCAATGACTTGCTGGCCAAGCTTAAGGATGTAGGTTTTATGGAATTTGACATCTGGAATTTATCCATTGCTATAGCACCGATAACTACTGAAGGGCTGCCCATAACGGAGAACCAAAGCAAGGTCAGTGCTGTTACAATTGCTGATAACATAATCAGTGTTACGGTTGATGTGGAGGAACTGGTGGAATTCGAAAGCTCTGCTCCAACCCAGGGCACCCATAAATGGATCGGGATTCTAATTACCACCGGACTTTCGGATATCACAAAGATTAAATACAATGGTTATCAACTTACTCAAGATGATGTAACGGAGGCAGCCAGTGTAGGTGGCACAGACGGAGATATTATCATGTGGCTGAAATGTGATGAGATTATAGAAACGCCTAAGCTCTTTACACTATGTTCTCCAGGCTACGAGGAAACTGAATTCATGGTAGAAATAGTAATGCCGGAAGAAGAATAAAGAAAGGGTGGTGGCGGAGATGACACTATTTGAAAAAGTCAAAGCAAATCTGATCTTGGAGCATGATAAGGATGATGAACTTCTAAGTAGCTACATCGCCGCCGCTATCGCCTATGCCGAAAGCTACCAGCATCTGCCGGAAGGCCATTATTCCGCTAATGAAATGCCCCTTACCACTGAACAAGCAGTAATTATGCTCGCTTCACATTTTTATGAAAGTAGGGATGGCAGCACTGGGGGTTTCTTTGCAGACAGCGCATTAGCTGGACAACACGCACGGGATACGGTCAATTTGCTTTTGCGACTTGACCGGGATTGGAAGGTGTAGCCTATGAGCATTGGAAAAATGAATACCTTTATTGACCTCATAACAACTGAAACGGCAAAAGACAGCGAAGGTTTTAGTACAGTTAAAGATACAATTATCGCCTCAGTCAGAGCATATAAAGAAGATCGGTATGCCAGCGAGAAATGGGCAAACATGGCTGCCTTTTCTGAAGCCAATGCCCTCTTTCGCTTTCGAAGGCTACCAGATGTTGAAGTTTCTACCGCTATGGTTATTGCCTGTAGCGATGGGCGATATGAAGTTACAAGTGTGAGGGATATAAAGAATCGTGGAATGTATACGGAAGTCTTAGCAAAAAAAGTGGTAGCGTCAAGTGGCTAATTATTGGAGGTGATTTTATGGCCCGCTGTTCATATAAAATGCCGGAAGATTTTCTCTTAAAGATTTCAAAACTTGGTAATAAGACGGATGAAATAATCCCTAGGGTTTTAGATGCCGGCGGCGAGGTTATGCTACACAGGATTAAATCAAACTTAACCGCCGCCATTGGAAGTGGTACCAAAAAACCGTCACGTTCCACCGGTGAATTAGCAGATGCCTTAGGGGTCTCCCCTACCCTTATAGATAAAAAAGGCGACTATAATATCAAGGTCGGGTTTTCCGAACCAAGAAAAGATGGTGATAGTAATGCTAAGATTGCCAATATCTTAGAATACGGGAAAAGCGGCCAGCCGCCAAAACCTTTTTTAAAGCCTGCCAGATCCTCCGGTAGAAAACCCTGCATTGAAGCAATGAAGACGAAACTGGGCGAGGAGTTGAAAGGAATATGAGTGTTTTATCTGAATTAAATATTCTTTTAGGAACACTGGATATACCCATCGAAACCGGTATATTCAGTGAAGTTCCCCCGGATGAGTATCTGGTAATCACTCCGATGTCAGATATCCTTGACCTTTACGCTGATAATAGACCGTTAGCACAACTGGAAGAAGCAAGACTTTCCCTCTTTACAAAAAGCAACTATATAAATAGGCGAAACCAGCTAACAAGATTACTCCTTGGGGCTGGTTTTTCCATTACCGATCGCAGATATATCGGTTTTGAGGAAGATACAAAATACCATCATTATGCCATAGACGTGATGATGGAATACGAAATGGAGGTAATTTAAGATGGCAACAATCGGATTGGATAGCCTATACTACGCTAAAATCACCGAAGATACCAATGGTGATGAAACTTATGGTACTCCCCAAATACTGGCCAAGGCCATGACCGCTGAGCTAAGTGTAGAGCTTATTGAAGCAATACTTTATGCAAATGATGCGGCATCTGAAGTAGTCAAGGAATTTAAAAGCGGGTCTTTAAGCCTGGGGGTGGATGATATAGGGCCTTTAGTGGCTCAGGACTTAACCGGATGTAAAATTGACAGCAACAATGTAGTAGTTTCCAGAAGTGAAGATGGAGGTAGCCCGGTCGCTATTGGGTTTCGGGCTAAAAAGTCTAACGGAAAATATCGTTACTTTTGGCTTTACCGGGTTATCTTTAGTGTTCCCGCCACCAGCCTGGCCACTAAGGGGGATTCCATTACCTTTAGCAGTCCCACCATAGAAGGTACAGTATTTAGGAGAAACAAGCTTGATGGGGAGAACAAGCATCCTTGGAAAGCAGAAGTGACGGAAGGTGATAATGGAGTGGCAGCTTCCACCATTACCAATTGGTTCGCATCTGTTTATGAACCCGACTTCACCGAGGTGACCCCCACTATTACTATTACGACTCAACCGGCAGCCACAACGGAAGTGACCGCAGGCAGCATTACCGGCAGCCTCTCGGTGGTAGCCAGCAGCAATACCAGTAACCCGGTTACTTACCAGTGGTATGAAAACACCGTGGACAGTTCCACCGGCGGCACAATTATCAATGGAGAAACCTCAGCCAGCTTTGACATTCCTACTGATTTGGTAGCTGGTACCTATTATTACTACTGTGTCTTAAGCTTAAGTGGAGCTGAGAGCTTGACCACCACTGTGGCTACTGTGCTAGTTTCAGAATAAGGATGGGAGGATGACTTATGACTAATGAAGTAAAACCGTTAGAAATAGATGAGGCTTCTGAAGAAAGAAGTACAGTGATAACCATTGGCGATAGGGAGTACCGGTTGATTCTCACCACGAAAGCGACCAAAGCCATCGCCAAGCGCTATGGGGGGCTAGAGAAGCTTGGCGAAAAGCTCATGAAAACTGAAAATTTTGAAATGGCTTTAGACGAGGTAATTTACCTGATTACTTTGCTGGCCAATCAGTCCATCCTAATCCACAATCTCAGGAACAAAGAGGATAAGCAGGAAATATTAACCGAAGAAGAGGTGGAGCTTTTGACCTCACCTTTAGACCTGGCCCAATACAAGAATGCTATTATGGCCAGTATGTTAAAGGGCACTAAAAGAAATGTGGAGAGTGAAGAATCAAAAAACGAGGCGGTCGGGTAAGTGAGCAGGCTCTCTTTACCCGACTCATTTACTATGGGACGGTACAATTGAATCGCCGGGAAGAAGAAGTCTGGCTTATGCCTATTGGTTATTTGATGGATTTGTGGGAATGTCATAAGCAGTTTATTGGTATCTCAAAAATGAGAAAGGAATATTTCATTGATGACGTGATTCCCACTGGAATATAG